CTGCGAATACGACATCTTGCGTCGTTCGGCCGGTTGCGCACTTGAATCGCCACCCGGAGTTCGCCGGGTTGGAGGAACAGGAGGCTTCAATGGAATCTCGCCAGTTGTTCGAGCCGAGGTTGCCTGGGATTTGAGCCCGGAGCACCTCGTTGTAGGTGCCATCAGCACCTGATTTTGCGAAATTCAAGAGGCCGCTGACGGTCGTGTCGCCGGCCACGGAGAGCGTACTTTGGAGGGTCGTGGCCCGCTGGACGGTTAGCGGAGACGTGATCACCACTGAGCTTGTTGCGGAGTCTACTCCGGTCGTGGCCGTGACGATGCTGAAGTTGCCGCCATTATTCGGACCGCCGCGGATCGCGAATTTTCCATAGGTTCCCTGGGGCGGCCCGAGTTCGATGGCGGTATCGACCGACCCGGTCAGTTCGTCGATCGTGGCGCCGATGAACCGCCGCTGGAATCGCGGAGACGGGCCGGCTGCTGGCGAGCGAATCTCGCTGTAGAATTCCACCGTGTCGCGGTCGCTGTTGGGATCGTGGTAATGGACCTCGATACCCCACACAACCCGCGGTTCCGTTGCCACGGACTCGTCCGCGTTGTAGCCGTGATAATGGACCTGGTCGTCGTGAATGCCGAAGAATGCCGTGCCGCACGTGCCCTGCCACTTGGCGGTACCGGGTTCGATAGGTTGCTGCGTCCAGAGTACCTGGAGAGCTGGGCTCTCGACGGTACCCCCCTGCGTTCCGTGGTCGTGCATGGGGGCCGCGACCACCGACCCCGCCGTGAGCGTGGACGTGCTTTGACTCCAGGCGAGGGCCGTGGGCGTTGTGGGTACGGCCCCCGGCCCCTGCGAGACGACCAATGCCCCGGTGGTGCTGGTGGCGAGGGCGGCGTCACTCACGTTGATGGCGACGATTGGCATGAACGATACTCTCCGATCAGGCGGCCCTCGTCTTCGCAAGGCGGGCTTGTAGGTCGAGTCGAACTCCCGTGCGAGGCGAGTCGCGCCTGGTCTTGGTTTTGAACATTCAGGAGGGAAGACTCCCGCTTCGTGAGCGTCTTCCTGAAGTCGGCGGTCAGAGCTCCGGGCGCCGATGTTTGGAATCGAAGTGACGGTGAGGATCGACCGTCGGGGATCGGACTCGGGAAGGGAAATGCCTCGTCTGCTCCAGCACCCGATGACTCGCTGAGTTGACTTGCCGTGATGGGAAGTCCGCCACAATCCGGGGATCGCCCTGGGCGAAGAAGGAAGGCGGGACGAGCTTGGTTTGGTAGGTGGTGAGCATGGGTCATGGTCTCGGGAAGAGGGCAGAGGCTTCGGACTCACTCAAGGAGGCGCCGGTCTTGAGCAAGGCGACGTACGCCGTGCCGCCCCAAATGCGGTCGATGACGTTGGCGTCGCGTTCGGCGGTGTGAGCCGCTTCGAGGACTGAACGGTCTCTGCACCCCTGGCGGACGAGTCTCCGGAGCTGCCAGCGGCGATAGAGGCTGGGGTTGCGTGCCGATCTCGGGTCGATGTGGTTCAAGCACCTCTTCACGAGATGGCTGATCACGGTCGAGAGGATTGCCGAGAGAATCAAGAGCGAGATCGGATCGAGTTTGACGGTGCCCTGGTTCTTGGCGTGCGCCAGAGCGCGGTGCTGGAGCTCCGCTTGATCGAGCTGTGGCATGAGGTGTTCTCAAGAGGCTGGAAGGGGGACGCCGTCCCACGCATGCTCGTGGACCTTGGTGCTGATGTCAGCCAACTCGCGACGGATGGCGGCGTTACGAAACTGGAGGGCGTCGATCCTGGCCTGATTCTCGGTGATCTCGGCGTGGAGTGCTCGCGCTTTGGTCGTGAGCACGGCGATGGCTTCGGAGCGATACGATGGCAGCAAGGCTGCGGTGAAGCCTGGCTTGGGCGGGTTGGGGGACCCCGGGATGTCGAGCCGGCGATTCCCCTCGCTTTTGCGTTCCGTAGGGGGCATGCTCCTGCTCCTTGAGACGCGAAGGCCGGGCCACGCCGTCGGTTGACGACGTGGCCGGCCCGAGAGGCGAATCAGCGCCAGAGCGCGACGGTCTGGGCGACGGTTGCGTCGTTCTGGGACGAGGTCGGCTCGAACCGGGCGAGTTCGCCGAGCACGATCACGGCCGAGTTCGCCGCCGCGGTGCCGGGAGTGAGGCTCCCTTTGAGGAAACCGTAGTTGAGCCCGAGGGCGCTGATCTTCTCGGCAGTCACCAGCACGATCGCATACTTGTTGTCGTCGGTGGCTTTCACCAGTTGGGTGATTGCGGAATTGGGGATCGCGGCGTAGGCGCCACCCGAGGTCGCGGAGCCCTTGACCTGGAAGTCGAGGGTCCCCGACGCCCCGAGCGTGCCGGAGTCGACGACGAAATAGACCTGGCGGAACTTCGACAGGTCGACGGCGCCGGTGAGCTTCTCGCTGGTGGACTGGCTGGCCGAGTGGATACCATCGGCCGCGATGGCCAGCGATTCGGTCATCAATTCCGTGGCAGGCATGAAGGTTCCCCGAGGGGTAAGGTTCGTTGGGAAGAGTGGGACGGGCGACCCAACGGGATCGCCCGCCCTTGACGAGGACAGGAAGAGCCGGCGGGAGCGTTACGACGTGGCCGCGTTCAGGACCACGAAGGGCGAAGTCTTGGTCGTCCCGTCCATCTGGGTGAACGGGGCGTCGATCTGCGCCTGGCCGTCGACCCGCTCGATGATCCGGTACGTGATCTGGTTGGTGTTGAAGGCGTACTGGTCCGACGCGGCAATCTCCAGGGTGCCGGTGTCGGCCGTGATGTACTTGGAGAAGTCGGCCAGGAGGACATCGCCGGTAGTGCCCAGGGCGGGAAGCTTCTCGGTGAAGAGGACCGGACGGCCGAAGAGGAGGAGCTGGCCCATCGCGAGCTTGGCTTCGTTGTAGCCGGTGCCGACGTTGGGGATGTAGGTCACCCGGCCGCTGGCGTCGACCAGTTGGACCAGTTGGCTGAACAGGTTGTTGGTCATGACCCAGACCGACTTGGGCCGCGACTGAGGCGTCATCGCCCCCATCATGTTGGCGGCGTCGGCCAACTTGAACTGGTTGGCCGTCGACCGCGTGGGGTAGGTGATGGTTGCGGCCGAGTTGAGGACCCCCTTGGGCTTGGCGACGCCGTCACCGGCGAGGAAGGCGTAGTCCTCGGCGAAGGCGATCGCGCCGGAGAAGAGCGACTTGAGCTCGGCGTCGAGCGAGAGGAACGAGTCGGAGAGCAGGAACCGGCTGATCTTGGTGAGCCCTTGAAGCTCATTGGTGACGATGTGAACCTGCTTGAAGCTCGGCTCGGTCGGCGTCCCGGGTTGGGCCTCGCCGCTCCAGGTCATCTTCACGCCGCCATAGTAGGCCGACTGCGGCGCCCCCTGCGTTCCGGAGGGAACGAAGGTCTGGTTGAGCATGGGATAGTACGCTTCCCGCGCCGGCAGCTTCTTGTTGTTGGAGAACGGTCGGACGATCGACTCTTCCTGAGCGAGCTGGAGCAGTTCCCGGCCGTAGTCGGGGGCCACGGTGTAGCCGCCGGTGGTTCCGGAACCCTCGGCCAGATCCTTCTTGTCGAAGACTCGGAAGGTCGAGCCGTAGACCTTCTCGAGGTGCTCCTGGGCCTCGCGCTGACGCCCGGGATAGGTGTTCTGGCACTGGGCGATCGTGATCCACTTGACCTGATCGGCCAGGCTCTTGCGTCGATCGGCCTCCGACTCGCCGGGTCGGATGTCGACGGCGGCCGGGTGCTGACCGGTGAAGGCCTTGGTGCTGACCTCGGCCGCACCGGCGGCGAACCCCTGGGCCACCGCGGTCCGGATCGTGTCGGCCAGACTGAGAATCGGATCGTCGTCAGGCGCCGTCTCGGCGATGCCGAGCTCGATCAGACGCTTGCCGGCCGTCTCGTCCACCGGAACAATGGCCCCTTTGCGGTGTTCGTCGTAGTTCTTGAGAAACTTGATGCGCATCGGTATCGGACCCTTTGAAGGGAATGGCTGGTCACGAGGAAAACAACCGCTCAAGAGAGCCGGACAGCTCCGAATCCACCGGGTGCGTCCCTCTCGCGGAGGGCTCGCCCCGCTCACTCGGTCTTCTCGGCAAACCTCTTACGAAGAGCCTCTCGGCCTGAATGCCTCGAGGGGATTGCTGCTATTGACGAACTGGTGAGAGCGGAAAATGGTGACGAATTGGCAAGATTGAGTGGGCGGCATGGGCACTGCGGTGAGGCTCAGACGAAGCCGGCGGCCCGTTCGGCTTCTTCGCGGGCGATCCGTCGAAATCCATCAGGGCTTAGCATCTGGTTGAGCTTGGTGATCAACTCGGCCCGGACCTCCTGGTCGGACTTGACGATGATCTGAGGCAGCGGCTCGTCGATCGGGAAGTCAAGGCGCAGGGCGCCGGTCTTGGACTCCGGCCTGATCTTTGACGGTGGCCTCATCGGCTCGTCGAGGACTTCCAGGTCGTTGACGCGTACAGCGACATGGTCGTGAGTCGGGAGATAGCCGTCTCCCATCGGCTTGTAGCAACGGATGCAGGCGGCGGGATCGTCGGGGGTGCCGATCATGTCCTCCGCGACGTGGGGGACGTGCCCCCGGGCGTGAAGGCTTTCGATTCGGCCGACTCCTTCATAGTGCGGCGCCTTGATCCGGACATGATCAAACGGCTTGCACGGCACCGGCGCGTGGAGCGTCCTGGAATGGGAAACCGCGGGTTCGGTTTCGGAGTTGCTCGCCGGAGAGCGTGGTGTGGGACTCGTCGTCGGTTCCTCAACCACGTCGGTGGTGTCGGCCACGGACTTGGAATCGAGCTGGGGGACGGCCTTGTCGGGATGCTCAAGACTGGCGACCGGGTCATCAGCCAGGGGGGCTTCGGGAGCCTCCTGGGGAGACGAGAACACGGGGCGGTGGACGCCCTTGTTCACGGCGGCGACAAGGGCCCGGGGATTCATCGGGAGGCTGCAGATGCTGTACTCCAGCAGAATGCAGCGGCGAATGATCCGCTCGGCCCCATTCCAGTCGGGCCGTCGCAGGAGCTCCTCACGGGTGGGAGGTCCCCACTCCCCCGGTTTCAGGTCGTCGGGCGGTCGGAACCCGATTGAGATGCCCCGGAGCGAACCCGACTTGATCTTCCGCCAGACGGCCTCGGTTTCCGGGTCATCGTCGAAGAGAGTCTTCGCATAAAGGCCATTGAATTCACGGCTCTGCTTGATCTTGACCCACTCACAGCGCCCCAGAGGCCAGCGTCCCAGGTCGTGGAAGGCCAGGACACAGGGGTTCCCCTCCTCGGGCGACTTGCCCAGAAAATAGGTCTTGTAGTCGACCCCTGCCGAGACCACGACGTCACGCTCGTGGTCGACGCAGTCCGTCGAGATCCAGGCGACCATGGAGCGTTCGCCAGGCGTGAATTGCGTCTCGATCGGTTCGAACACCTTGCGGGTGAGCGCGAACGGGGACTCGGTTATCGTCTCGTTGGGCATGGAGCACTCCACGGGGGCGTTCGCTAGGTTCATGGTTGCAGCCAATGCGTGAGGATCTGGCATGAGAGCCAGTTCATGAGTTCGAGGAGGACGCCGTTCCCACCAGGTGGTGGATCTGGCTGTCACTCCTTTTCGTCGTCGAGCGTGGGGATACCGGGACGTCGTCGCAAACGGGCCGGCCTTTTCCGCCTCCGCCTTCCGTCGTCCGGTTCCTCGTTGTCGGGTGGCTCACGATCCTCGGCGTCGGGATGAGCCTCGAACGAGGCGATCGGCGCTGTTGCCGCGATGTCGTCCGGGTCGTGCTCTGGTTCGCGCCTGGGTTTGGCGGCCCTCGAGAGAGCCTGGAGCGAGGTGGGGAGGAACGAGGTGTCGCCGTCGTCCACGGCGTCGTAACCGGCCTCGGTCAAGGCCACGTTGGGAGGCAAGCCCATGGCGATGTATCGGGCGTGGATCTCCGCTTCGGCCCGCTTGTCCTCCGGGACGCAGCTATCAAACGCCCAGAACAGTTTGTGCCAGTTCCTTTGGCCGGTCTTATCGAGGGAGTGGGTCCATCGAGTGAGCGTGGAAGCAATGCTCTTGCAGCGCGGTTCGACGGCGTAGCGGGCATGCTGTTCCAGGCCCTCCCGGGCCACGCTCAAGTTGCTCGACTCGTTGGTGACCATCGAGACGGGGACGCCGAAGCAACCGCAGGTGCGCTCCAGGTCGTACTTGCTGATCTCGATCGCACCGAGGTCGGCCGGCGCCCAGGAGACCGGCGTGACCGAGACGGCCCCATCCACCACGAAGGCCGCTCCCGCTCGCCCCCCTCGCCCCTTGCGCTCCATGTCTTCCTCGAGCCGCTTGCGTTCGGCCGCTCCGAAGCTCCCCTTCGGATCCTTATGAGAAACGATGACCGAAGGACGCGGGCCGTTGCTCAGCAGGTCATCCTGGAGCGAGACGAACGTGTCCTCGAGCCGGGCGTACTCGATCGCAGCCTGCGTGGGCGACATGCCGAGTCCGTACGGGTTCTTCATCGAAAGGTGCTTGAAGATCAGGAGCTCGTCGGAGCGATACTGGGTCGAGCCGAAGAAGTAACCGGTGGGGACGAGCCCGCCGTTCTCCATCGCCGGGGAGACCAAGTGGGGAGGGAGGGGCCAGAACTCACGGGGGCAACCCAGCCGGTACTCAGTCGGCCACCAGAAGGCCGTGCCGACGACGTCCAGACTCATCGCCGTGTACTGAATCAACTGCGCCTGGTCCATCGCCGGATTGACATTCTGGATCAATCGGAGCAGGGGGAAGTCGCCGGTGATTTCTTCGACCTCCTCGGCGCCGGCCATGGCCTTGGCCGTGTGGGCCAGCGATTTGAGTCGATGTTTGACTCCTTTCGAAACCCGAGTCGCGTCGCATCGCGTCGCTCGGTCTCCTCGCCTGGAGGAGATTCGGTAGAGTCTCAGCGGGACCCGGGAGACGGCGTCGGAGTTGAGCCGAACGCAGGTGTAGATCAACGATTTATAGGCTTCCGCCAGCGCGGGGAGCGTGGGGGCGCGTCGGAATCGGAACGCATCGGCGAAACTCGGCCCGCCCCCCCAGCCGTAAGAGGCTCCGGCAGAGGGAGGCGCCTTCTCAACCATGCGCTCCGCGCGGAGCCATGCCGACATCTG